TGGTTGACAGACAGGGCTGAGAACGTGGTTGTGGTGTAGGTGCTTGTGCCGTCTGGCGTGACCGTCCACGCTTCCTCCACCGTGGCCACCTTGGTGGTGCCGTTGTAGTCCTCAATCAGCCGCGTTTGGCCAGAGCCTGTGCCGCCGGTGATGTTGACGTACATGCCGTTGTAGATGTCATCGGTCGAACTTGCGGTTGCTTTGAGCGTCACCGTCAGGCTGGTGCCTGCCTGCAATGTGCCAGAGTCATGGTGCGTTGTTGATGCCGTCAGCGTCACATTACCCGACACGGCAGACGGGGTCAGCGTTGATCCAGTGTTGGTGTGGAAGTCAATGTCGTAGGCGTACTTGGGTATTGAATCAAATGTGATTGATGTGGCCGTCCAAGCGGTGTCGCTGGTGCGAGTGATGCGCACCGGCTGCAGATCTGGATGCACTGCGATCAATGTGTCGGCAGACTGCGTCCAGCACATATCGTCAACGATAGAGCTGCCAATGGTGGTGGTTAGGTAGTTGTTGCCGGTGCCGTTGATGTTGGACTGCACCACACCGTTCTTGACGACATACATGCGGTTGTGGGTAAAACACAGCATGTAGCTGTCGTCCACAGAAAACTGGAACGACACCAAGCGCACGCCGTTGCCAGCAGACTCGGTGCCAGTGTGTGGCAGCGCAAAGATGTGTTTGCTGCCGGGTCTGCGGCGTAGGCCACCTTGGGGCTGGATCAGCACGTTGGTGGCCTTGGCCAGCGCATTGCCGTAAGCGGCCAAGTCAACCCGCGCACGCAGCAAAGGGTCAAGCTCGCCTGTCGCAAAGTTGGTGGTGAACTCTACAAAGCGTGGCATCAGTTTCTCACCGCAATCAAGCTGTAGTCTTCAATGATGCGCACTGGGTTGTTCTGGCCATCAATTTGCATGGCTTGGCGCATGTAGCCGCCACGGCCATTCTCTGACGGGTCGCCAGTGGCCACACGCTGCCATCTGGCAGACTTGTCTTGCTGCTCGGTGATGGTTTCAGCAACGTGCCAAGCCACCATGTATTTGAGCAGCTGTACAAAGTACTGCGGCATTGCAAACTCTGGGACGCTGAATTGGTAGTCAATGTAAACGCTGGTCAGGTTGGTGAGCAGCTTGTCGCCTTGGATCTCCCAGTCCTTTTGCACTGGGCTGCCAGAGTTGGCGCTGTTGTACACAGCGCGGGGGTTGGCCAGTTTGTCGCCCGGCAGCTGGTATTCGTAGCGCCAGACAGTTGTTGGGGTGGTGATGAGCTGAGCCAGCTGCACCTTCTTCATGCCAAAGCTCCACGGGTACATAACCAAGGTGGAGTCGCGGATGTCTGGGTAGAGTCGGTCGCAAACGCTTGACTCATCAGTGCCGTCGTTAAAAGACGAAATAGCCTTGGCTCCAATCAAGAGCAAGGCATCAGAACATATCGATACACCAGTGTCACCAGCAGCCATTTGAACCTCTCAATGTGAGAAGGGCCAGCCTCCGAGAATCCCCAGAAGCTGGCCCAGTTGACTGACCACCAATTAGTCGGTGTCAGTTGCGCTCACGGTGGTGCCGTCAGCAATGTCAACCACACCAGCTGAAGACACGGCATTGACGTAAGTCAACACCAAGCTAGGGGTAGTGGAGTCATAGACAAAGATGATGTCACCGACCTTCAACAGCGATGCAATGCTGTCGAAGTAGCTCACGGTGTTAACCGTGGCTTGGGTATCTGCGGTTTTGTACAGATACATGCTGGGTGCGTTGCCAGATTTGGCAGCGCATACGGTCACAAGACCAGTGCTTGAAAATGCCATGTCAGTCTCCTAGATTAAGTTTCACGGCAGGTGATCTTGACGATACCTTCATCGTCAATGGCAACAGCGCCAGCACTGAAGACCTCGTTCACCAACCAAGAAGTCTTCTCGGCGATGTAGTTGATCTCGGTACGCATGGCGATACCTTCACCGTAGCCCACGGCATCCTTGTGGAATGCGTAGCAGGTGCGGTCAAGAGAGCCGTCAATTGGCAAGCCACCTTCAGAGCGGTCACCCAACACATGGAATGTGAATCCCAAGAAGGTGTTGAGCTCGCCTTGCACCAATGCTTTCACACTGTTGAAGTCGGAGCTGGTCACGCTGGTTTCGGACAACAAGTTGGCCAAACCATTGCCATGGATGATGATGTTGCGACCATCAGGCGGCACATTGTTTTTGTCCATTAAGCGCTTAGCTTCGCGCAGCTTGGCAATGTTCATGTTGGTATTTGCACCACCAATGCTGTTGGCAACGGTCAAGCTGGTGCTGGATGCATTGAGTGCGTCCAGAATCATTTGGTCTTGACGACGGCCCATAGCGCCAGCAACAACTTGCACCAATTCTTGGCGCTCATCGAAGTTGACCTTGGCTTGGCTGAAGATGTCGCTGTACTCTGCAGCGTTGTAGTCAGCCAATGTCAAAGTGACAGAGCTGAAGCCAACATTCAGAGGGGTGACATCGGATTGGGGTACGCGAATAGTCGCAACACCCTTGCCCACTTTGGGGAACTTGACAGTTGAACCTTCGACTCCACGACGCTGGCGAACCGCCGGAACCAACATTGCCTTACCTTGGTAGGCTTGTTTGACTTCCGCGTCGAAGAGAGTAACGAAGGCATTGCTTAAAGAAATGCTCATTGGGATACCTCATTCGGTTGTTGAAAAACAGGGTTCTCGCGCCGGTAAGCCTGATAGTCAGGGCCGAATGCTTGCTGGTATCGCCAGCCAATCGTCTGCATCTCGCAGTGGTCAGGGTCGGTTGCCCGGTAGGCCTTGGCCGGATTGTATGACTTTTTTGCCACAACGCAATAGGTAGGTTTGGGTGTTGCACAAAAAAGACCCAGCCGAAGCTGGGTCAAGGGCAACTGCTTGCCTTGGAGAGATTACTTAAAACTTGCTTGGAACATCTTCTCGACCTTGGTGCGGTAGCCGGGATCGGTCTTGTAGCGCGGATCGTTGACCATCTGGTACAGCTCATCCTTGCTGGGTGCGCCCTCAAGCGGGGCGCTCTGGGTTGGCACTCTGCCCTCATAGGCTTCGCGCACCTTCATCAAAGCGGTGATGCCGCGAGCGGTGCCACCCATGATCTTGAACTCTTCAAAGTCATCCTTTGACCAGACACCCTTGTTGACCAAGCCGCGAGCCCAGTCCACCATGCCGTTGACGATTGCGCCACCATTGGGGCCCAGCTGCTTCATCTCGGCTGCCGGGTCAACCATGTCGCCTTGCATCAACTCACGCGCTTGGGTTTGCAGGTTGCCCACCAAGTCATCAAATGCAGCCTGCGACAGACCGTTTTCCTTGGCCCAGCCTGACAGGGTAGTGGCGATGGGGTTGGTTTCAGCTTCTTCGCCAAAGGCCTTGAGGTCGTACTTGCCGTCTGCTGGCGCTTTGTGCTTGCCTTGGCTGATTTGCTTGCGCAGATCCGACCAGCTCTTGGCAATGCCTTCTAGGTCGGGCTCGTTGGAGTCCTTCTTCCAGAAGTTTTCTGGCCAAAAGTCTGGCCGCTCTAGGGGATCATCATCGCCTGTTGGCGCTGAGCTGGTCGCCGCAGTTGTGTCAGATCGGTGGTCAATCTCTACGGCTTGGGGATTGGTCGGGGTGGTTTGGTCGCTCACTTGCACGTTGTCAAGTAGGCCGGTTCCACCGGGCTCGACGGTTGCTGTGTCTGTCATAGTTTCCTTGCTTGTTGAATCCGCACCTCAATGTCCCTCACCACCGTCCTTTGCCCTTCGGCAAAGAAGGCGTGTGAAGGGTCTGTGCCCGGCACGGCGATGGGCACATTCACATACATGAGCTGCAACCACTGCAGCAGCTTTTGGCCATCTTCAGAGCCAAACACCCGCAGCGTCAGCTTGGCCAGATCCTCGCGTTTTTGATCAACCTCGCGGATGTCGCTTGGCTGGCCAATAGCTTCTAGTTCTTCCCAGCTCATTTTTCTGGCATCTCCATCATTTCGTCTTCATCAGCAAATGGCGACATGCCAGACTTGATGCGCATCTTGGCGTGTTCGTAGGCCTTGTCCATGATGGATGGCGGCATATTTGTGAAGAATGATTTGCTCTCCACATCTGTGCTCAATAAGTAATTCAGTTCTTTTTTGGTAAGGGTTGGGACAATTAAAGGTATTTCCAACTCCTTGCCGTCCATGCCAACGCCTACAGATATCTCTGTCGACACATCGCCATTGGATCTCTTTAGCTCGCCAAAGTAACCCATACCTTTTTTCTCACCGCTTGGTCGGTTTCCATAATCCATCACATTGCTCCTTCTGGTGCGGGTAGCGCTTGCATGCCAGCACCAGCTTGGGCCTGCATGGCCATGGCTTGTGCGATAGCTTGCTGCTGTTGCTGATTTCTCATCTCTTCCATGAGCACGGCACGCTCGGCTGCGGTGTTGCGCACGGCTGCTGGCACACCCAGCTTGTCGGCCAGATAGTCCACCAGCATGTCGGTCTTGATAGCGAGCTGGCCGTCGGTGCCCAAGCTCTGGCTGATCTGCATGTATTGCATGATGGCGTTGACCTCTTCCATGTTTTGCGCCATGGCCAGCGGCGCCACTGGGGTGACCTTGACTTCCAAGCCATTGACCCGCAGCGGCATGTCAATCAAGCCACGCTCGTCCATCACTTCCAAGATCTTGGCGGTGACGGGGATCATGGTTTCGTTGATCAAGCGGCCAAAGGCAGAGCCAAGGTTCTGGGCCAACTCCTTCATGCGCTCGACGATCTCGGTGGCTGAACGGGCTGACATGTTGTCTGGCGGCAGCGATTCATCCAGCAAGATCCGCTTAATGCTTGCCGTCATGTCGTTGATCACCAGCTGGCTCACGTTGAAGTCGCCAGAGCGGGGCAGGGCCAGCAGGGCTGGGCCTTGTGAGCCGCCATTGCGAGCAACTGGAATGATGGCACCCGGCACAATCTTGACCGTGTTGGGGTTGAGCACACCATCATCTGCAGCGGTGTAGACACCCGCCACGGCCAGCGATGCGTTCTTGAGCAGCAGCTCTTTGACCTTGTTGAGCGTCTTGATATCGGGCAGGGCAGTCATCAATGGGCCACGGCCATAGATTTCACCAGCCACTTTCATGTAGCGCGATATCACCCAAGGGCTCATCTTGCGACGGCGGTAGACAATCTCTGTCTTGGATACCTTGTCAATAACGTGGTAGCAGTAGTCGCCACGCTTGTGGTCGTAGATGGTGGCTTCCAGCAACTCAATGTCATCGGTCGGCTTGTTCTCAATGCGGCGCTGTAGATCGTCTGATATATCGGCATCTGGCCACTGGCGTTGAATGCTTTCACCCTTCATGCGCATGCGGCGGTAGACGTTGTCCACTTGGCCATTGGCCCCCTCCTCGTAGCTCACCAAGAACAGGGGCACGGGGATAAAGTTGAGTGGCTGCACATCGTCGCCGGGCTGCACCATCATGCAGGCGGTGCCGACCGCCAGATCCAGCAAGAACTCGCCCATGGCAATGTCAAAGTTGGACTGGTTCAGCATGGTGAACATCTTGTCCTGATAGACCTCAAGCACGGCCTGCGCTTGCTGCTTCTTATCTGGCGGGATATCCGAGCCAGCTTCCAGCTTGGCCCACTTGCGCTGTGGCGGGAAGACGACAGACTGCAGCCGGTTGGCAAAGCGCTGGGTGGAGTTGATGGCGGTCGAATCAAACACGCGCTGCATCTTCTTGCTGCCAGTCGCGCCACCTTCCCACACACCGTAGAGCTGGCGCTGGGGCAGGGCAAATTCGTAGGCATCTTGGTACAGCTGCTGGAATTCATCCTTCTTGGCTTGGGCAGCAACCTGCCGCTTCAAGATTTGCTCTGGTGTCAGGCGCATGCCGCCGGGTGTGTTCTTGTCGTATTCCATATCAATCCTTTTGCAATTCGTACTTCTCCAACATGTTGCGGCCTTTGGCTGCCAGCTTTGCAGCTGCGCCAGCTGTGCGCGGCACCGGCTCACCCCACGCATTGGCTGCCAGCGCCAGCCGGGTGGGCTCGCCCTTGTCATCCACCAGTGGGCCGCTTGGGTTGGTGTAAAAACGGGTAAGGAACGATCCTTTGCGACGCAGTGCTTGGCCTACTGGGCTCTTGTCTTTGACACCCGGCTGCAGGTTGCCGCTTTCACCAGAGCTTTCAAACTTGCGCCGACCGGCTTCGGTCAGCCCACCCTCTGGATCCTTGTACTTGCTCACTTCTTTTCTCGCGCCGCAGCCATGTTGTCAACCAAGTTGGGATAAGGTCGGCCAGCCTTGGCAGCGCGGCGCATGGCGTTGCGCTTCTCAGCTGACGACATCTCCTTTGGCTTGCCAAGATCTTTTGGCCGGGGCTTGTCCCAGACTTCTTTCATTTCTTTTCAGCCTTGGACATGGCAATGGCCACGGCTTGCTTTTGGCTTGTGACCTTGTCGCCACTTGAGCTCTTGAGCTTGCCAGCCTTGTATTCGCGCATGGTCTTGGCGACTTTGTCTTTCATCTTGTCTGCTTTCATGTCGTAGTGTCCGGGCATTATTCAGCTCCTCTTAACATTGGTCTGGTTATCTTGCGAGAAACGGCACCGCGCCTTGCGGCCTTGCGTTCGCCCACCTCTCGCTTGAACTCGCTCTCTGCTGCAGCACGCTTGGTGCCGAACTCGCCTTCGTCAAACTTTTCTACCTCTGGCGCAACTGGCGCGGTTGGCAGCGCAGGTGCTTTTTCGGTGAACGTGGGGATTGGTTTTGGTTCGTAGTAGGTATATGGCTCGCGCTTGGTTTCATAGCCAGCAAGGCCAAACAGACCCCAGCGTGGTGTTTTGGTTTCTTTAATTGCTGTGCGCTCAATGACAGGATTTTTTTCCAGCTCGGCCAGCGTGGCGGTGTACTCATCCAGCTTCTTTTGGTAAGCAGACTTCTGCGCTTCGTAGGTTGGAAGCAGCGACTCTTTGTATGTGGCCATCTGCTCTTCAAAAGGCTTCATCTTCTCGGCCACGCCAGTTTGGTACCCAGCAAATGCGGTTTGGTACTCGCCGGTCAGCGCATCGATGTTGGCTTTGTACTGCTTGGCCAAGCGGTCAATGTCAGATGTGCTGCGCCGGGCGATCTGGCGTTGTTTGAATTGGGGCAGTGTGGCCATTACTGGATCCTCATGCCTGCGCTGCCGAGATCCATGCCTAGACCAAGCTCGGCATCCATGCGCTCGCCTGAGAGAAGAGATCTGCGGCCACCACGGGTGCGAGCTCTGAGTGCGGATGCCTCGGCAGCTGCAGCTTTGCGGCGCTCTTCGTCGGCAGCATCTTGCACTTCTTTGGCCTTGCGTTCCATTTCCAGCTTGTTGGTCTGGTAGTTTTGCTGCGATGTTGCAAACTGCTCACGGGCAATCTGGGCCTGCTGCTCAAGGGACGCGCCTTGCTTGGCATACTCAGCGGTTTGCTTGGACAACTCAAGTCGCATGGCTGCTTGGTCAGAGGCCTGCTGAGCCAGCATGGTGCGCTGGTCATTCTCAGCTTGTTGGCGTGATTTACGCGCCTCATTAGCGTTGTATGCAGTGCTTAGAACGATGGCACCAGAGATGAAATAGCTCATTTAATTACCTCCTTAAATTCATAGACTTCCATGCCCAGCTCAGCGTATTCCATTGCGGTGAACATGTCTTCCAATGTTTTGATGTCTGTCTCGTCGGTTGGATTTGGATGAATGGTTGTCCAGATCGCGTCCTCATGGGTATGAACCACCCGCTTGGTTCCGGGCTCAGAAATAAATGACGCTGGCGCTGTGTGTGTTTCCAACCCAAACTCGGTGTAGCAAGTGATGCTGCCTTGGCTGATGATGTTGAAATGGCGATGGCGGTGGATCCTGCCTACCACCACCGTGCCAGCAGGCAGATGGATCTCACGCGCATAGATTCCGGGTGCAAGCCAATGCTTGAGAGGCGGGGATTCATCCATGCGCTCACCATCTGGCAGCGCTTGACAAGCCTTTTGAATAGCCATGATCTTCTGCCGCGCCACTGGTGCAGGCAGATTTGCTTTGGGCATTTCAATGATGGCTGTACTCATACCAACAGATTCTAATGAGCTTTGTACAAGGGGCAATGGCTGTATATCGTGGCGATATCTCTCATGCAAACACATCAAAGTCGGTGCTGGCGCTGGACTGGCCCATGGGTCTGCCGCCAAGCTGGTGGGTGCGGGTCATGCGGTTGTATTCGCCACCGCCAAGCATCAGGTAGCCGAAGGAGTCACCAATGTGTGAGTGCTCGTTCTTGTTTGGCGCGTCGCGAAAGCGCTCTTGGCCAGCGCCGACCGCCACCCGCTTGAAGTGGTAGCCACCGGCAAGCGCTTTGCGCAGCAGCTTGCACTCGCGGTTGACAATAAGCCCCGGCTTGCCTTGAATCAGCCGCTGCATGGGCGCGGCAGAGGCCTCGCGGCGCACCTTGAAGTCGTTGCTGGCCGTGGGTTGAGCTCGCAGCCCCAAGGTTTTCAAGTGATCAAAGGCAGTCGTCTCGTAAATGGTTTCTCTGGCCATACCTGCCGGGTCGCCCCAGACCAAAACTTGGTGATTAGGGTAGCGCTGGTTCAGTTCACCCAGCAGCTGGTGGCCAAAGCGCTCCAATCCCATGTCAAAGGTCACAATTTCTTGGTGAATCAGCCACCGACCGTTGGGCAAGCGCTGGCCAATGGTCGCAGCAGGGGTCAATCCGAAGTCAAGCCCCACCTGTATGGGCACATTGGGTTCAATTTCGGTGTCGCCGGACATGGTACTGTCCTCGTATTCCGGCCAAACAGGCCTACCTTCTTGGACATAGGTGTATTCGCCACCGGCATAGCAGCGGATCCAGTCCAAATTCTTGCCAAGCAGCATTTGCTGGTAGTAGCCGGGTGGCAGGTTGTGGACATTCTCGGCCTTGGGGTTGACTTTCCACCACTTGCCCGACGCAAAGATGTGGTCATTGGCCTCTGGGTTCTCAGGCAAGTCTTCAACATCCACAGGCACCACACCGCCGGGCTGCTTGAAGAACTTCCAAGCGTACTGGCCAGTCATCTTCTCCTTCTCGGCCATGCGGTGCCACCAATGGTCATCATCCATGGGGTTGGTGTCCATCCAGATGCCGTGCCAAGTAGCGCCGCCATCGCGCTTGGTGGGGTATCGGCCAACCCGGTGGGTCAAGCCATCAATCACAGCCTTGGGAAGCTCACGCGCCTCGTTCACCCAAGCACCTGTCAGCTCCAAGGACAGCAGCTTCCTGACATCTTTGGGTTGATCAAGGGCAAGGAATATCACCTCGCAGTCAATCCCAGCGGCACCCTCACGGGCAGGCAAGCGGATGTGGTGGGTGATGGGCGGTGTCCACAGCATGGGGCCAAAGGTTGACTCAGGAAAGAGATCCAGCCATGTCTTGATGGTTGTCGTCTTCAGCATGGGGTAGCTGTTTCGGACAATGGCCCAGCGTGAATACCTGACGTTGTCAATCGGGCTGGCTTTTTGCTGCACCGCCTTGATGAAGATCTTGGCTGCGCACCCGTAGCTCTTGCCCGAGCCCACCGGCCCCATGATCCCTTGCACAAAGTTCTTGCTCTGGATGAAGTCGTAGATCACTGGCGACTCGCTGAAGTCTAGGTTCAGACCCGCCATCGGCACGCTCTTGTCGGACATCTCTTTGGTACGGCTCATCTTGTTGCTCCAGTCTTTTAATTTGTCTCTTGCGCCACATGATTCTTTTGCTTGAGTTTGGCTTCAATGCTCTTTGCAAATGATGTGACCATAGTCATGGTGCTTCTGTCGGGTTTTGTGGCTTCTTCCCACAAATTCCTAATTTCTTCTCCCTCTAGCCCTACCCATGTGCGCTGTGCTGGCGCTTGCATTGCGTATTGACACATACACCCTTGCAATATGCTTGAGTGAAGACCTGCTACCTTTCCGCAGTTTGGACAAGTGTTCATGTGTTCTTATTCCTGAGTTTGTCTTCTGCCCACCACACTGCTGACTGCCATGCTTGTTCAGTAACCCACGATTCTTTCCAGCCCTGTGCAATCTCCTCATCCGTCAGCCCTACCCATGCGGATGGCTTGCCAGACGATTCGCTGCGCTGTGGTGGGGTACAAGTGTGAATGTCCTTTGTACGTTTGCCGCATCGTGAGCAAAAGTTCTGCTCTGTGCGCTGTGCCAAGGCTTCTTTGATGGCAGCTATGGCTTCTTCTGTTTGTTTATTGATTGGGTCAACATCAAAACAACCAGAATAATAGCCATCCATGCAGTACACCAATCCTCCTTTAGTGCCAGTTCCGTTGATAAGTTGGTCGTTTGCTTCCAACGCCTCAAGCGCCATGCGTAATGCTTCTTGTGTCATGCTTCCCCCCTTGGTGCCACAACATTGATATCAATCACACTCGGCTTCTCATTGCCGTCGTCAGGGTTGTCAAGCAGACCACTGGCCTTGGCCAGCAGCCTCAAGACTCCCACCTTGTCATACAGCTCAATGTCCAGCGTGGAGTACACATTGCCATCAGAGTCCTTCTTGCTGTTGACCTTGATGCTCTTGATCGCATGCAGCGCGTGCTCAGGTATATCGCTAGACCTCTTCACCGTCACATTGCCCTGCTCATCCCAGCTCATGATGTCTGTCAGCTTGGTGTTGGCCATGCTCAGCAACGCATAAGCCACGGCCTCCTTGTTGGCCATGATGGTGCTTGAGCGCTCCAGCCTGCGCTGCACAGACCTCACCCCGCCCCAGTTGGTCAGGGGTGGGATCACGGTTGACTTAACCCGTGCCATCAGAACGGTATATCGTCATCATTGTCCGGCACCGCAGGCTTGGGGCTCGGCTGGGGAGCAGCAAACACAGGCGCAGCAGCAGCCACAGACCCAGAGCTGCTCATCTTGGCCTTGCCCACCTTGATCTTGAACCAAGCCCCGCCGTCAGGCTTCTTGTTGACGTAGATGTCCAAGAAGTGCTTCGTGCCATCAGGCATCACAAACGTGCCCTTGTAGTCGCCATGCCACGCCTCAGTCTTCTCAGCGTTCTTCCACGCCTTGCCCTCACTGGGCTTGATCTCATTGTCGTTTGTCATAAAAGTCCTTTACATGATTGTCGTTGAAAAAGTAGGGAAAAGCCCCCAAGAAAAAAGAAGGGAAAATTTTGGAGTGGGCCCCGTACGCTACGGTGTGGGGTGGGGGGCAAGGGTCGCGTTCCTTGCGCGTCGTCGGGCGCGGATCGCCTGCGCACCCGCTGGCGCATATGCAAGCCTGACCCTGCTAGCAGCCAGACACGCATCGATCTGCCAGCCCTGTACAAAATCCATACGTTCGTATGCTGGTTGGACAGACCGAATTACAAGCCCTACAACACGCTGACAGGTCGAGTGGCTACCCTTACCTAGACCAGCCTGTGATCGTGGCTGCAAGGCTGGTTCCTGTGGCTTGGCGGGGTATCCAATCATCTGGCATCTGCCTGCAACTGCCTGATCCCTGCCATCAGGACTGCCGAGCTGGGCTTGATGCCCTCGGCTGCGTACAGCGGCAGCAGCGTGTCGAGGCAGTCTCGGATCTGCTGTGCAGACATGCCGTCGCTGACAAGTTGTTGCAGATCTTGGTTGTGCAGAACAGACATGTTGTCTTCTTCTTTTAAGTAAACTTCTTCACATGTTGTCTTGTTCTTGTGTTCTCTACAACCCTCAGAGGTTGTGCCATAAACGCCTTTAGGTTGTATCTGGACAGAGTTATCCACAGGCACTGGTTGTGCCTGTTTGCTGTCTTGTTGTACAACCTCTGGAGGTTGTGCCTGTGATCCCTTGGCTTGTGCCTTTTTGATGGCTGCTTTCATGTTCCTGACTGTGACTGTTTCGCCTTGTTTGGGCATGGTTGTGTACCTCTTGATTGGTTGCTTGAGTGCTTTGCTGATTGCTTGGGCGACTCTGCGCTGGCCCTCTGGATCTGGTTTGTCTGCTTCCATTGCTTGCTGCTCCTTCATGTAGGGTGGTCTGGTGTCTTCGATGCTGCTGGTGATGCTGACTGCGTCCTCGGCACTGATGCTTGGGTCGAAGATGACACGCCATGTGGTGTGCCTTGCGCCGGGCATGGGCTTCTTAAGTACCTCTAGGTAGCCTGCTTTGATCAGCTTGACTAGGTGCTTGCTGATGGCTTGCTGGCTGATGCCCAGCCTGTCTGCCATGGTCTTTTGGCCAACCCATGTAATCCCAGACCGGTTCATGTAGCTGCATATCAGGATGAATGACCTGATCATGCCGGGTGTTAGATCCTTGTCTGTGCAGGCTCGGATCGGTATGACCGCGATCTTGCGCTGATCAGGTGCCAGCGGCTCTTCCTTGATCTTGGGCTTCTTGGGTATGGCAAAGTTGACAGGCTCAGTCATCGCGTTCACTTGGCTGCCTTCCATAGCTTGGTGACGTTGTTGGCCAGCTCATCGGCTGACTCTTGGCCACGCTTGTCAAGCACCGCCATGATGTAGTCCCGCCTGCTGATCTGCGGTGTCTTCTTGCGCCTGCGGTTAACCGTGACCGGCAGCTTCTCCAGCACCCACTTGGCCTCGGTGTATGCCCGGTAGGCTTCGCTGTAGCTGCCCACAATGCTGCCATCTGGCAGCGTGATGAGCTTGGCATCTGGGTGTACCTTGCCGCATGCTGGGCAGGCCAGCTCATCTACCGAAGACACGGCTGATGATCTTCTTGCCAAGGCTTGGCTGCTCTGCCTGCCAGCGCCTCTCCAGCTCAGCTGTGAGCTGCTTGCGCAACCACTTGGCACCGCCAAGCTGGTGGAACATCTCACGCTGTCCAGCCGTTACCCGCGCATAGATCTGTATGTTCACACCGGTGATATCGCTTTTACCTCTTGGCATCGCTGTCCTTCAATATCTCTTCGTTAAGCTCAAACGCAATGCGCCTGACCGAGTCCAGCAGCTCTCTGAGGTCGGCCACCGTGTTCATCTCCCGCTCCAGCGCCTGCTTGAGCAGCTCAATCTGGTGCTGG